GCGTCCTTGTAGGATGAGAGCGGGCGCTTGTGCGCGTTTTCAATCTTGCCGTCGAATTTCTCAGTCACGATTGCCATGATTGGCCTACCTTGTTCTGACCGGCGCGACATGCGCCGTGTTCGTTGAATCAATCAACCAACAAGAAGATCTTAGCACGGGATAGGCTCGGCGCAACATCTTTCTACATGTCCCGTCGATTTTTCTTTGTGCCCGGCTACTAGTAGTCGGCCCGGATCACATGTCGGCGGGGTTTGTCAACCCCATAATGTAGTGGTGTCGCGCTTGTCAAGCCACAAGATATGGGGGTACAAGAATGTAGGGGAGATTCAACTGAAGCACTACATCTTGTGGCTTGACACGGCACAGCACACTAGATATGGGGTACACCCTTATGATCTTTTTACTTGACATTTCGGCGAGGGGGTGGTGTACCAATCGAATGTCGGAGTCACTAAAAAATCTAGGAGAAAAATAAAATATTATCTTGAACTACTAGTAGTGCTACTAAGAGACGGTTCCATTCAACCAGTTTCGGCATGAAAATTTGGGTACCTAAGTGGTTCATTCCATTGGACTTATGGGGTGGGGTGACTTGACAACACCCCATCACTCGCGTATAATCTGGGGGACCAAGAGGGACACATGAGCATAGGCATAGTATCAGATGAAGATTTCCTCGCTGAACTATCTCGGATCTCCCCCACTCCTACTAAAGTAGTGACTCCTGAGATCATTAACATAGAGAAACCGGGCAGAACTGAAGGTGATGTGAATGTCCCTGATGTCCTCAGACAGATCATTGGTGAGGAATCAGTCATCAATGGTAGACAGTCTGCTCTTGGTCTTGCTGGTATGTTCGGCATTAGTAGTTCTAGTGTGTCCGCCTATGCGAAAGGCAGTACTAGCACTGCTTCATACGATAATCCCAAACCAAGTATTATCGCTCATATAAATAAATCACGTCAGCGCGCATCCAAAAAGGCTAATCGCGTGTTGACATCTGCACTTGAAGCCATCACTCAAGATAAATTAGATTACGCTGATGCGACGGATCTTTCGGGAATCGCGAAAGACATGTCAGTGATCATCAAGAATCTTGAGCCGAAGCAATCCGATTCCCCCTCAAATCTACAACAGACTCCCCAGTTCACGATATTCGCTCCCACATTCCGTGACGAACGGAGTTACGATACAATTCAAGTAACGGAGTAGAAGATGCCACAAGTATTACATCGTGAACCATTCAGTCCGATCCTGCTAGATAGTCCTGCACTACTAGTAACACCAGAGCAGGATCTGTACGTGCAGGAGATCCTATCAATCGGTGCATCAGATTCAGCATTTGCAAAGAAGATGTATGCCGCGTTGGTTAAGGTACTTACTGGCGGCTCTGTTGTTCCTCCCGTGGCTACTTCTCTATCTCCTGCTTCCGCAGTTCTGACCGATCCTCCATTCATTCTCACAGTTAGTGGTACTGGCTTTACAGCTGGTTCAGTAATTCAATTGGATGGAGTTGATCAAGTTACTACTTTCACATCAGATACGGAATTAGCGACAACTAGTGAGATCACTCCTCCTGTAGCAGCGGGTGATGTTGCAGTTACTGTACTAACTGATGGAGTCTCATCTGATCCTCTTACACTCAGCTTCACGGATCCGGTCGCACTATCATTCGGTCCAATGAAGAAACTCACAGTAGAGGATCAGTACTTCGGTAAAGGGAAGTAGTCATGCCGATTCAATTAATTCCAGTCGGACCACCTACTCCTCTCGCGGCAGGAGTATCGTACGCACTTCCAGCGACTGCGTGTTTCCTCACATCAGCGGGCGCAGTTACAGTCAGTGCAGACAACTCGGCATTCGTTGCGTTCACATCAGGAACTATCGTAGCGGCAGGATTCGTTAAGAGTGCGGCTGCTAATACGATAGTCTGTAAACGTCAATAGTCAGTAACTCTAAGGAGGGACAAAGTGCCCATCGATAAGCCATACGCATATCACAAGCCTAGTTCAGATGGACTCGCTAAGATCAATAAACTGAGAGAACATTTCTCGGAAGGTGAACGACTCATTCGTGAGATTTGCCCACAATCACGGCATCAGTCTGTTGCATTAACACAAAATGAAACTACTGCAATGTGGGCAATCAAGGCAGTAGTATTCAATGATCCGAATTCAGAGGTTGAATAATGTCGTACAAGTTTCAGTTCTATCCGGATCCACTCGATGCATACTGTACTCTCAGGACTGATGATGGATTCATGGGAGTCGGTGTTCCTAATCTAGATCTTAATGGTAGGCAGGGTCAGTTCATCAATGTGATGGCAGGACATCCTACTGGTCATGGAGCAGAGTTCACTCTAGAAGCGGCAGGATACGAGACTCTGAGAGTCAGGGGGTTCCTCGTCATCGAGGAGGACGTAGCCCGACTGCAAGTTGATGATTACCGTCTCACTCCTACTCCGGTCGCTCCTCCGACTACACCACCGACTGGTGAAGATGGACCTGATCCAAATGCTAATCCCCTAGACATTATCAACTACGTATTCAATTCCACTCATCCTAATCTTTCGACTCCATCAGGATGTGGATTGTTCGTTGAAGATTGTGTCAAGGAATTGCATGATAACATGCATCCTGCGTGGGGACATATCAAGAAGAATCCCGGACAGAATCAGTTCAATGAACACGCAGTCGATGCAATGATGCTGATGGTCCCATCAGGGGCGACTGCGCCGGGGATATACGACATCATTCAGGATAGTGCGAGTCCGAACGCGAAGCCAGTATTCAATTACGTGGAACCTCCTGTTCCTGAACTCTGGTACTATCCACCTGCTCCTCTGTCTGGTAAATCTGCTGAGTCAGTAACTGTGTGGCATACAGGAAAGAAGTAGTAAAATGTTTGGAGCATTAGGCAGAGCAGTTGGTGCAATACCGGGAATGAAACAAATCGGCAGAGCTGTCGGTGCAGTTCCCGGTATGAAGGCTATGAATAATGCTATCCCCGGTGGTGGAATGCCGGGCATGAATCGACCACCACAAGGAATAGGTCCATCTCCTAATGCTGCATCTATGCAGAATATGGCGCAGGGAATGGCTAAGATGATGCCTCAGCAGCAGCAGCAGCTAGATCAGATGCCCATGAAACAATTTCCTCCAATGATGCCTCAGATGGGACAACAGGGTCCAACACCATATGGGCAGAGACAGACTACGGATCCTAGTGCTCCATTCTATGATCCCGGTGTAATGGGTCCAATGGGAGGACCAATAGGACCATCACCTAATGGAATGCAGGATATGATTGCGCGTATGCGCGGTCGTAATACTGGTTTCGCTGGTCCTAGAATGCAGCAGCCAATGATGCAGCCACAGATACAGCAGCAACAGTAATGGCACGTAATCCCAATGAGTGGAGGCCAGAACCTAAGCAAGAGCAGTTTCTGAGCGTCCCTATAACTTTTAAGGAAGCACTATATGGAGGAGGAGCAGGATCTGGAAAATCTGACGTACTTCTACTCTACGGAATTGTGCATAGATGGCATGAAAATCCAAAGTTCAAACAGGTTTTCATGCGACGTACATTTCCCGAACTACGAAATGAAATCATTCCACGATCTAGAGAATTGTATAGACGCTTTGGTGCAACTCTTAATAAAACCGAAATGTGCTGGACTTTTCCACGTCCAGATCAATATGGTGGTACGGGCGGAAGTAACGAAGGAGCAATGATCTTTCTAGGTCATTGTGAGAATGAAGATGATGTTCACAAATACGATTCAATGCAGATTAATCTGTTTACACCTGATGAACTTACATCAATTACTGAATGGATCTATCTCTATATCGGCTTTCAGCGAGTTAGATCGCCCATTCCAGAGTTGCCTGCAATTATACGCGCAGCCGGAATGCCCGGAGGCATCGGACATACATGGGTCTACAAACGATTCATCAAACCATTCCCTAAAGGCGGAAAGAAAATAGTAGGGCGTGGTGGAAATAAACGAATTTACATCCACTCGACACTGGAAGATAATCAGTATATCGATCCCACCTACAAACAATCACTACAAGGTATTACTATTGAAGCTGAGCGAAAAGCTAAACTTCAGGGTGATTGGGACGCATATCAGGGGCAGGTCTTCGATGAATTTCGTGATCATAAATATGATGACGAACCTGCTAATGCAATCCATACTATCGAACCGTTTGAAATTCCAGAGTGGTGGCCGCGCATCGTCATAGGCGATTGGGGCTATACTGCAATGACATGGATAGGTTATGCAGCTATTAGTCCAAGTAGACGAGTGTACATTTATCGTGAACAGTATTGGACAAAAACCAAGATTGCTGAGTGGGCACCGCATGTCAAACTATATATTGATAAAGAGAAACCCCGCTTGGTACGATTTTGCAAATCTGCTGGACAGGATCGTGGGCAAGAGCACACAATTCAACAGCAGATAGAGAATGAACTAGAAATTCCCATTGAATTGTCGAACAATTCTCCGGGATCGCGTGTAGCCGGTAAGATTCTCATCCATGAATATCTAAGATGGAAGTCAAAGGATATCAATCCTGAAGATATTCCTCAATACAATGAAGAATACGCGATGTGGATCATGCGTAATCGCGGCATGACCGAATATAAGTCGTACATGAATTCTCTCAATCCACGTGAGCCGGAGACGAATCTTCCGAAACTACAGATTTTCAATAATTGTGAAGTATTAATCACTGCAATCAAGGCGTGTAGTTACGATAAACCTAAAGGAAACAAATCTTCAGAGGACATCGCAGAATTTGAAGGTGATGATCCTATCGATGGTTTGAGATATCTCGTAGATGCGGCAGAAGGATTCTTCGATGATAGTAGTGAAGAGTTCAAGCGCGTGGAAAAACAGGAAGCACTCATACAGCAGCTGTCTGCGAATCAAGATTGGACAGCATTCTACCGTAACATGAACAAAGTTGAAACAGATTCAGATGAATCTCCTCATCCCATAGCTAGATACAGGCGTCACTAATGAGTGTATTCCATCAATTAATGAATAAGTGGTTCGGCCTATCTGATGAGCCATGTGATACCTGCGAGATACTACGTGAGCAGCTCCACAAGAGCGATGTTGAACGTAGGGAATTACTCCAGCGTCTCTTGGACAAGGATAAGGTCGAGCCACTCATCACTCCCGCAGAGGAATTTAAGCCAGTTATGTCTCAGTTCACTCCTTGGCGCGTAAGACAACAGATGCTCGAAGCAGAAGATGCTAAGAAAGCAGAATTGATGCGCACACGGGCTAAAGAGATCGCAGACTTGGAGAAGGAACTGGGAGTAGCAGATGCCAGCGAAGTCTCCTAAACAGTACAAGTTCATGGCGATGATCGCGCATGGTGGCAAATCTTCCAAAGGGATTGGGCCATCTAAGGAAGTCGCTAAAGAATTTGTAGATGCAACACCACCGAAGAAACGTAGTCTGTTCATGAGGAAGTAATGCCACTCATTACAGTCGTACTCGTTCTCATCGCAGTCGGTGTTCTACTCGCACTCATCAATACATATGGTAAAGCATACATCGATGCAACCATATTGAGGATTCTCAACGCATTCGTAATTATCGTCGTCATCATTTGGCTTCTGCGTATCTTGGGTGTGTGGGCGTATCTGTCAAAGGTGACGGTGTAGTATGGCTGTAGGTGTTTATCGTCAACCCAAACAGCAGCAGGATTCATCGTGGAATGGATCACAGCAGACTACTACACCTACTGCGCCCACTAGTAATACTCCGGGTCTTGGTCCTACTGAACCACCGAAACAAGAGGATGCACCAGCACCTCCTCCGCAGAATCAGCAGCCTCAGCAGACCGGTGCTAATGTAGGTCATGATGGTTCATTCGGTGGACAGAGTAGAGAACAGTGGCGTGATGCGTGGATGAGTTCTGGTAATAAATCTCAGTCTGGTACTGATCAGTGGATGCAGCAGAATGGTGCCACTAAGTTAGCGAATAACGGCACGTTCATGACTCCATATGGTGAGGTACTAGATTTAGGAATTGGATATCGTAGTGGAAATGTAACACCCGGATGGACCCAGACGGGTGGTCAGCAATCATATCAGCAGGGATACGTTCCACAAGGACTCGGCCCATCAGATACTACTTGGAACGGCGGGGGCGGAGGAGGAGGAATGATGGATCCCGGAATGATGTCCGCATTCCAGCAATTTCTAATGCAGTATCAGAATCCTCAACAGCAGCAGCCACAGAAGACTCCAACGTATAATAGAAATTCACCCAATAATCGATACACGATGATGCAGTCAAGGTATTAATTATGGGATTCTGGAAAACGCTCGGTAAGATAGGACTTAAAGTCGCACCATACGCGGCTATGGCAATTCCTGGAGTGGGAATACCGCTCGGAATGGCTATCGCGGGTGGACTTGGCACTGCTAACGCTAAAGTATCAGGTCAGAGCTGGGGAAAATCTCTACTCTCTGGTGGCATTGATGCCGGATTGAGTGGAGTGGGTGCAGGCGCACTCAAGGGAATCGGACCAACATCTGGTACAGCTGCTAAGATATTAAAAGGCGCGACAGGTGGTGGAGAAATCGGGAAAGTTGGAGTACTCGGTAAAGCACTAGGAGATACGGGTATAGGCGCACTGAAGTCACAGATAAGTAAGCCTACTCAGCAAACTCCTGAAGGTTCGGTAATTAATCCATCTCCTAGTATTGGACCAACGAATCCCCCATCAATGAATCCCCCATCAGGAGGATTTACTCCAATGAATTCTCCGAGTCTGGCAGATTCGATTGCAGCAGGTAGACAGAAGGCTCGGCTACGATATGCATGATCTGTCTGAAGAAGTTAAAGCACAACTTAAGCATATCGTTGATCACTTCGATCAAGAAGATCGCGCAGTACGAGATCGTCAGATCCGCACATGGCGTAGATTGAAACTGCTGTGGGAAAATGTTCAGCATGTTTACTACTCGGAGACTGCACATGACTGGCGAATTCCAGAACAGGAGCGTGCAGGAGAAGACAACGATCAAGGATTCTACGACAAACCTATTAACATCTATCGCGCATATCTTGAATCGATTATTGCTGCTCTCTCTGTTACAGTTCCTCCTGTTGTGTGTTATCCTGATGATGCTGATAACACGTTAGATTGTACAACAGCTAAAGCAGGGAATAAAATCGCAGAACTAGTATTCAAACATAATGACATGCCACTATTGTGGCTTCACGCACTATTCATTCATGTCACTGAAGGCATGACTGCGATGTACACGTATCCGAAGGAATCAGAGGAATACGGTACATACGATGTAAAGAAATACGCGGAGGAATCGGAATTACACGATATCACTACCTGCCCGTACTGTCAGTCGCAGATGAGTGATACTCCATTCAATCCTAATGCTCCACAAGCTAGCGGATTGATGCCTATCTCATCTCCTGATCAGGGTCAGATGGATCCGAACCAGATGATGGGGGATCCTGATCAGATGATGGAAGATCAGGAGCCACCGACTGATGAGTTCATGCCAGAAACTCAGGAGATGGAAGAATGTGATACTTGTGGTCGGTTAGTATTACCACAGAAGTCACAGTCCACTCTTACAGTCACTAGATTAGTAGGAGTTACTACTAAACCGAAATCACGTATTTGCATGGAAGTGTATGGTGGACTTTTCGTTAAAGTTCCCATCTATGCACGCAATCAATCAGAGTGTCCATATCTGATCTACTCTTATGAAACTCACTATGCAACCATACTAGAGAAATATCCTGATTTGGAGGATCTAATCTCCAAACAGTCAATGTCATCATACGATCAGTACGAGCAGTGGGGTCGAATCAGTCCTCAGTACAGAGGTGAGTGGCCCATTCATAATGTGACAGTGCGCAATTGTTGGTTAAGACCATCTGCTTTCAACATCTTAGATGAAGATGATTGTAAGGAGATGAAGCAAAAGTATCCGATGGGCGTGAAAGTGGTGGTGGTCAATGATCAAGTGGCGGATGCGTGTGGTGAAGCTCTTGATGATTGCTGGACACTCACTCATAATCCCCTTTCGGATTATCTTCATTTCGATCCTATTGGTCTACTTCTCACTTCGGTACAGGATATCACTAACGATCTTATTTCGCTCGTTGTTCAGACAGTGGAACACGGTATTCCACAGACCTTTGCAGATCCGAAAGTTCTCAACTTCACCGCATACGGTCAATCTGAAGTTAGTCCCGGCAGTATTTATCCCGCAACACCGAAATCGGGTAAGTCACTCTCAGACGCATTCTATGAAGTCAAAACTGCCACTCTGAGTCAGGAAGTACTACCATTTGCTACCAAGATTCAAGAACTCGGTCAGGTAGTCTCTGGCGCACTTCCCAGTCTATTCGGTGGGCAGATGTCAGGTAGTAGAACTGCGAGTGAATACAGTATGAGTAGGGCGCAAGCCCTCCAGAGACTCCAAAGTACTTGGAAGATGCTCCTCTACTGGTGGAAAAATGTGCATGGGAAGGTCATTCCCATGTTCATTAAAGAGATGAAAGATGACGAAAAACAGGTAAAAAAGGACGAATTCGGCAATTTCGTCAACGTGTTTATTCGTCGCGCTGAATTAGAAGGTAAAATCGGATCAATCGAGATTGAAGCCAATGAGAATCTGCCGATTACGTGGAATCAGCAGAAAGACGCAATCATGGAGTTACTCCAGATAAATAATGAGGGAATTAACAAATCTCTCATGTCTCCGGAGAATATGCCTTATCTGAAGAGGGCAATCGGACTCAATGATTACATCGTCACTGGTGAAGATGATCGTCAGAAGCAGTACGAAGAAATTCTACAACTGACGAATAGTGAGCCGATTCAGATGCCGCCTGATCCAATGATGGTGCAGCAGGCAATGATGATGGGAATGCCTCCTCCACAGCCGCAGAATGTACCATCAGTACAGGCAGATTACGACGTTGATGATCATCCATTGGAGGCTGATATTTGCCGTCGTTGGCTGGTTAGTGATGCTGGAAGAATGTGTAAGTTAGAAAATCCAGCAGGATATGAGAATGTTCTACTGCACATGAAGATGCACAAAGATATGTTTGTGCAGATGACTCAACCACCGATGGGAATGCCTCCACAGGGTCCGCCACAAGGAGCTAATCCACCACAACCCCCGCAAGCTAATGCGGGAGTTCAACTAGGAGTAGGACAAAATGCGCCAACTGTTCAGTAATTTTATTCAATACCCCTCATACTCTCCTGATGATGCTACGGGTGGATCATCTGATGATAATCTGGAGACTCTAGAGTTATTGAATGCCGAAGAACCCGAAGAAGTACTCGATCTCCCTTCAAAAGCTAAAGAACCATCTGAAGAAAATGAAGATGAGACTAAAGAAGATGAAGAAATCGATGAACTGAAGGAAATCGAAGAGGAGTTGGAAGGTCCGAAAGAAGAGGATCTTGAACTAACTACTCCAGTACGTCGTAAGGAGATACTGAAGAAGTATCCGACGTTATTCAAGGATTTTCCGTATCTTGAGAAGGCATACTATCGTGAGCAGCAGTTCACGGAAGTATTTCCCACCATTCAAGATGCGAAGACGAGTGCAGAGAAAGCGCGTATCCTTGACGGTGTAGAGAGTCAGATCATGGGTGGAGATATTTCCACTCTTCTGGCTGCTGCAAAAAACGAGAGTCAGGAAGCTTTCTACAAAATTGCTGATAATTATCTTCCTGCACTCAGGAAGGTTGATCAGCAGGCGTATTATCATGTGCTCGGTAATGTCATCAAAGACACTATCGTCACGATGGTACGAGAGGGACGACAGCTAGGAGATCAGGGAGCGCCATTACAGGCAGCCGCTAATGTCTTGAATCAATTTGTATTTGGTTCTCAGACATTCACTCCTCCACAGAATTTATCTCGTTCTGTTCCACCAGATGAGCAGAATAGGCAGCGTCAGATTCAGCAAGAAGAACGTCAGAGATTCGTTAGCACGTTTGAGACTACTCGTGATAGTCTACAGACTAAGGCTGATAATGTCCTGAAATCCACTATCAGTCAGCACATTGATCCCAGAGGATCTATGACTGATTATGTGAAAGGACACGCAGTCAATGAAGCTCATGAAATCCTCGAAGGACTAATCGCGAAAGATAGCCGATTCCGCGGACTACTCGATAGACTATGGGAAAAAGCATACGAGCGGAACTTCGATAAAGACTCGACGGATAAGATCAGATCAGCCTACCTCTCCAAAGCAAAAACGCTATTGCCGAGCGTAATAAAAACGGCACGAAATAACGCTTTGAGGGGATTAGGACGTAATCGTAGTGAAGAAGAAATCGACCTGACTCCTAAAAAGAGTCCAACTCCTGGGAAATCCACTTCCCCATCTAGTGGAAAATACAAGACAGGGAAAGAAATTCCACGCAATGTGTCTACATTAGATTATCTAATGAAAGACTAGGAGTGTACAAATGGCTGTTGTAGAAGCACAAGTCGCAGCTACCGAACTTGAGAAGGTCATTCCCAAGATTCGTGTACTGTTCGAGCGCGACGACAAGTTCTACGCCAACATCAAGAAGCGTGATGTTGAGAAGATCTCTCATCGTCAGATGAGAGTTCCTCTGGAACTTCGTCCCGGTGGTTCATTCCAGTATTTCAATCCTGATGGTGGAGATCTGGGACGTGGTGGTGGGCCGACCTTCGATAAGGCGGTTCTTAATTCAGTGTTCGCATCTGAGAACATTGAATACACCAAGCTGACTCAGTGGGCTA